TTAATTTTATTAAATTTAAAGCATGAACGATATTAGATTAAAATTACCATTTGCTCTGGATAGTATTTTCTTGATTCAAGGCAAGACCTATGAGATTGTAGATAGAGCAATCAGTTGGAACGTAGAGAATCAATGTGAGGTGTTTGATTACAAGATGAGATTATTCAATGATTTCGGCAGTTGGTTTAATGTAACACATCAGAAACTCATCAATCAGAAGTACAAAGTTATTCACAGAGAGTTGTTTATTAAAGCAGGTCCAAAAGCATTCTGATGGATATCAAGATACTTACAACAAAGGTCAAGTTGCAACATCTTCTGGAGAGGATAAAAGCTAAAGGCGAGAATGAGAATCTGGATGAGCAGCAGACATTGATTGAGGCAATATTGTTAATATCTGAATTGCAAAAGCAATCAACAAAACATTATTCAGTTGCATCAGAATACAGGCATAAATGGGCAGAGAGTAAAATGCAGTTGAGGCATTTAGAGAAACGGTGCAAAAGATTAGAGGATAACATTGAGTTATGAAAAAACAAAAATTATTAGTGAGTTTTAGTGGTGGTGAAACATCTGCATACATGGCAAAATGGTTGATTGATAACAAGTCTGATGAATATGAAATGGCATTTGTATTTGCCAATACAGGCGAGGAGAATGAAGAAACATTAAACTTTGTAAATCGATGTGATAAACAATGGAATCTTGGAGTTGTATGGGTTGAGGCAAAAGTGCATCAAGATAATGGTATTGGCACAACATTTAAAATTGTGGATTATAAAAGTGCATCAAGAATCGGAGAACCATTTAAGGATGTTATCAAAAAGTATGGAATCCCAAATCAATCCTTTCCGCATTGCAACAGAGAAATGAAGTTAAGACCAATACATTCATACATTAAAAATGGGTTAAATTGGAGTAAAGGATATCAGACTGCCGTTGGTATTCGATACGATGAGGTTGACAGAATGGTGGCAGACAGGAGTACATACAACATCGTTTATCCTTTGATTGAGGATGTCAGAATGACTAAGCAAAAGATTAATCATTGGTGGAGCAAACAACCATTTAGATTGAATTTAAAAGGATATCAAGGTAACTGCAAAACGTGTTGGAAAAAATCATATAGAAATCTGTATGCTATATCAAAAGAAAATCCGGAACATTTTGATTTTTTTAAACAGATGGAGAATGAGTTTAGTTTATTTACTGCTTTAAACAGAAAAAAACAAGTAGATGAGCATGGAAATATAAAGCCATTTCATTTTTTTAGAGGTGATAAATCAGTTGATGATATATTAAATGAGGCAAAATTGTTTGATGGAAAGGTTAGAGATTCACACATTCAAACAAGTTATCAGATTGATTTATTTGATATGATTGATGATGTTGAATCTTGTGATATTTACAGTAATTGTGGTGACTTATCATGAGGCAATAAAAGATGTGTACTCATTTCTGATGGATTTGAGCAAGAAGATAACCAGACGAAAGGATGAGCAAGATGAATTGTTGCAAGAGGTCATTGTGCAGATTCTTGAGAAAGACAGAGAGCAATTGATGCTGATAAATAAAGAGGGAAAGCTGATTGATTATTGTGCAAAGATTATGCTGATTAATTACAATAGTGGATATTCAAAATATAATTATCAGAGATTGAAACACAGAAACAACTGTCCACATTCAATTGACTATAAAGATTTTATTGAGTTGTATCACTTTACTAATGACATTCAGCAGACTTATAACCGGGATGAATATGTTGAGCAGAGGAGAGTGATTAACTACATGGAACAGAATAAGAATTTTGATGCCATTGATATTGGATTGATGAAAGCATATTTTGGTGTGCAGTATAATTTCAAAGAGATGTATGAGGAGTTGAAGCAGAGTGGTGCAGGTTCATTTAGTTATGGATGGTTGCACAATAGATTGAAAAGAGTTAAGAAACTAATGCCAGATAACTTTAGAGAATTATGGAAGTCATGATAACAGATAAAATAAAACTAAGCAGAGAGGATAATATGGAGTTGATGGCAAGGTATGAAGATAATTACTTTGACTTGGCAATAGTTGACCCGCCTTATGGGATTGATGTAAAAACAAGAGTTTTTAATGATAATAAAGAATGGGATAATGAAATTCCGCCTAAAGAGTATTTTGATGAATTGTTTAGAGTTTCAAAAAATCAAGTAATATGGGGCGCAAATTACTTTTTAGATTATTTAAGTAAAACAAGAAGCATGATTGTTTGGGACAAACTAAATACAGATAGAAAAGCAAAATGGACATGTGAAATAGCATGGACAAGTTTTAATAAAAATAATTATATAGTAAAAGCTGAAAGACCGGGCGAACATGGCTTTTATGTAGTTGATTGCAAAAGAATACACCCGACACAAAAGCCTGTTAAACTTTACGAGAAATTACTTATGACTTACACAAAAGAAAACGATAAAATTTTAGATACACATTTAGGTAGTGGGAGCATTGCCATTGCCTGTCACAATCTCGGATTCGATTTAACTGCTTGTGAGTTGGATGAAGATTATTTCAATGCTGCATGTAAAAGAATAGAGCATCACACCAAGCAATTAAGAATGTTTTAAAATGAATGAGTTAAAAGCATTGATATTCTGTTCTACAGTTCCCTTTCTGATAGCTGACTATCTGCCATCATTCATCAAGAAAGTAACTGCTCACAAGTATCTGTACTACATTGGTGCAATCCTGTTGACTGCATTATCTTACAAACCATTCTCATGTGCAACTTGCTTATCAATATGGTTGGCGGTTGCCTATACATTGACATTAAATCAAAATTTTATATTATACATAGGGTGCGTACCAATACTCACAGAGGGCATTGAGAGGCATTTAAAACTGTTCAAGCTATGACTTACTATCAACAATTAAAACAATATGATGATATCTTGTTCATGTATCACAGGACAAAGAGCATGACCAGAGGCAAGGAGAAAGAGATTAATGAATTGTTTGATTTGTATCAAAAGCATTCCGGGAATCAATTAGATAGAGGGTGCAATGTATGTGTTTCAAGAGCCATGCAAAGGATTTGCAATTGGTATTTCACAACAAAGGAATCATACAAAAGCAGAGGAGTAAAAAAGAAATGAGCAGCGAGGTGGATAACAGGAGTGAGAGAGAGGATGATGTTTGGAAATTCAAATCTGCTGATGGAATATTGGTAGGTTCTGATGGGATATTATATGCTTACTTTAAAACCATATCATACGTTTATATTGATGAAGTAAATGGAGTAGGTTTAAATGATTCAGCAGTTAAGACAATACAAGATGCAAAGAGTGCAGGTCATGAGTTGTATATCAACCTTGACAGTATCTCATTGGGTTACGTTGCTTTCTTGTATATTGAGGATGATAATGATTATTTATTGAATTAGATGAGCAGAGAACTAACGATAAAGGAAAGAAAGTTTGCAGAGTTGGTTGTTGAATTAGGCAATCAATCAGAGGCATACAGACAAGCGTATGATGTGACAAATAAAGATGCTGAATGGGCAAGAATCAACGCATCTAAATTAATGGCAAAGACTAACATACAACTAACTGTCAATGAGTTAAAGCAACAGACTGCACAAAAACATCAGATTGACAGAGATTGGATAGTGCAGAAATACATTGGAATGGTTGAAACATTTGAGGAGATTAAGAGATTAATGCACCAAGACAAGTTAACCAAGAATGACAAAGAGAAGATTTATGCAATGGCTAATTCTGGATTGCTCAAAGGTAGTGATGCCAAAGGTGCATTAGATTCTCTTGCAAAGATGCTTGGTATGAATGAGCCAGAGAAGATTGAGCAGAGGCAAGAGATAACTATCAATGTAAAAAGGAATAGAGATTGATGGATGTCACACCTGTATTTGAGAAGAACTATGATGCAACAGAGAAGATTGTTATCAATAGAGGTGGTACAAGGTCAAGCAAAACCTATTCAATTGCTCAACTCTCTGCATTGTGGTTAATGACAGGTTGCTATGGTGACAATCAATTCTGTCATGTTGGTACGTGGAGTACAGTTAGAAAGTACAGAACAACATTAGACAATACGGTTGTAAAGGATTTTGAGGAGATACTGAATAACAATGATTATTACAATCAAGTAGAGCATAACAAGACTAAGAAAACTTACTCATTTGATAAGAGAGTGGTGCAGTTCATTGGTGCAGATGATGAGCAAAAGCTGCGAGGTTCAAAGCAGAATATATTGTATTGCAATGAGGCGAATGAGTTGAATTATAGAAAGGAGTTCTTTCAGTTATTGATACGGACAGAGAATAAGATTTATTTGGATTTCAATCCGGATGATGAAGATGTTTGGATTAATACTGAATTAGAGCAAAAGAGAAAGCAACAAGAGCAAGACGTTAACGTCATTGTATCGAATTATAAACACAACACATACTTGCCACAGTCATTGGTGCAAGAGATTGAATTGTTAGAGAAAACTGATAGAGCATTCTGGCAGATTTATGGATTAGGTGAGTACGGTGTTATAAAAGGGAGAGTATATGAAAATTATGAGTTATGTAGTAGCATCAATAGTGGGTGTGATTTTGTTGCCTTTGGTGGCGATTATGGTTATTCTGTTGACCCTACAGTTATTGTCGGGGTATGGCGTACAGGCAACAGGTTATATCTTAGAGAAATGCTTTACAGGGTTGGCTGCACGAATAGAGATATTGTTCAAGAAGTTAAAGCCAAAGGGATAGACATCAGAGATAAATTTATTTTTGATTCAGCAGAGCCAAAGTCAATTGAGGAGATGTATCGAATGGGGATGAATATCTTCCCGGCAAAGAAAGGAAAGGATAGCATCAATAATGGCATTGACATCTTGAAACGGTTTCAGATATTTGTCACAGAGGATTCTCACAACTTGATTAAAGAGTTCAAGAATTACAAGTGGGCAATGGATAAGAATGACAGACCAACAGGAAAGCCGGTTGATATGTTTAATCATTGTCTGGATGCAGTTAGATATGTTGCTTTAAATGAGTTGGCATTAAACAACAAGGGTGTGTACAAAGTGAGATGAATTGATTATCTTTGTTGCTCAACCTGTTAAAGGTTTGTTTTGTTTTTAGTTTTTCAA